TGATGTAAAACTATTTGTGTCTCTTGCAGGCCCACTAATTACTGTATTACTAGGAAAACTATCAGTATCCCAGTTAACTATTAGTTGTCTTGGATTAAGTTCATTTATACCAAAACTTCCTGTGATTGTAGAATCTGTGTCTAGTTTGGTAAAATGTATTCTGCTGATGTCTGCTTGATACTGTCCTGGATGTGCTTCAATCAAGTCGTCCCAAATTTGTCCTCCTACTGTTCCTCTGTGGACAAGTTGAACAGTATTCCCATCAACATATGCACCATAATTTCTATGTGTGGTTGTTACTACAGTATCCTCTACGTCAGTATTGATATCCCTATCTTTGTCATTGCCTTTAGATACTGTTCCTACTTTAATACTGTCATCAAACCTATTTAAATCTGGACCACTAAGCCCTAATTCTATATCTCCTTTAGATTCATCAAATATACTTGTAATAATATTTGCTACAACACCTAAACGTTTGACTTTTACGGGTGGAGAAATGTAAATAGGTGTACTAAATGTCATATTAGCTACATCAATCTCTGAATCCACACCTACAGGAATAGATCTTGAACTAAATGTCATGCTTTCTAAGTTAACCACACTTAAACTAGTCCAGTCTACATAATTATCTGTGGTTTGTATTTCTAAACTTGGATTAAACAATACTAATATTTGCTCCATTATTTGTAATTTTTGATCTGTATTTGTGCTCCAAATATCAACGTTACATGTCAGTGTATAAGGAGTAGGCATCAGTCTTTCAACTGTAAAATTTTTTCCTTGAAAATTTAGGTATTCTTGTCCGTCTTTGTCATAAGCACGTTCTCTTATATTTAATTTGTTGACATAACTGCTATCACTAGTGCGTGTTCTATCCATTTCAAGTCCTGTTACATAAACTGCCATACGAGGCGCACTTGGTATTTTGTTTTCAGAATTATCACGTATAATGCTTGATACTTGACGTGTTAGATCACCATACATAACAGGTATTTGTGTTAATTTACCGCTACCATCTTTGTAACTAAAATTACTCATAAGACGGATCATTTGCGTAATATATCGTCTTATTTGTCCGTCATAAAAATGTTGCATTAGTTGTCTGCCTTAGGTCTAAGTGCTTTAGATAATGATTGACGTTCTTTAACTGTATCGCCACCAATTTTACTCTCTCGTGGATTGTTAATAAATCCTGTTTTCTGTGTGTTTCTTGAATCTGTATTTGTAAGTGTTACTCTTACATCGTCTTGTACTTTCACCCATCTATTCCCGTTGTATTTAAATAATCGTTTTGGTAAAAAATCAGTTCGGAGAAAATAATCTCCCTCTTGATTGTTTGTTGGAAAACTTATACCCATGCCATAAGGTGCACCGTTTGGAGAGTCACTAGTACCAAGTAAGTATCCTTGATATCCTGATCTATCAGGATTGTCTGTTTGTCTATCTACAGATGTAGCACCACTTGCTTCAATTTCTCCTGAATCTGCAGTTTTAAGTGCAACACTGCCGTCATCGTTGGTTGCTAAAGTATAGTAATGTGATATATCATAACCACTTTTAGCTGCATCTGCTTCCGCTTGGTCTATGACTGCATTGTTAATTTGCATTTCTCTTTCATAGGTAGATAGCAAATCTCTCAGTGTGTCAGTTCCTTGATTATCTGCGTCTGCTGGTAAATCAAGTATTTCTTTAAATTCTTGTCCGTCGTATATTTGTTTCAATTTTAATCTATATAGATGAGGATACCATGTCATAGAAAAACCTTCTGCAGCTCTATTGACATCTTCAATTACATAATACCTTTTCAATGCTGTTGCATAATCATTTCTTGCATATTCATCTTTAAGATGTGGCAGTTCTATAACATCTCCCGGCATTAATTTTCTACCCATTGTTTTTACACTACTGTTGATATGCACTGTCATAAAAAGAGTGTCGTTAGTTAAAAATAATCCGAATTGGCTTAAATCAAAATCTATGTCTTGAACATTATAAATTGCTCGCATATTGTAAATATCAGGATCATATTTTCTATCTCTATTTTCTAAAAACAACATGTCTTGTATATTAGTTTCTTTTACTGCATCGTAGTGTGGTTGATCTGCTGTAGCATTTGTTTCGCTAGTATTTTTTGGACCTAAATACTTGTGTACATTTATATCTGTACCACCAACAGTAAACATTTCAAGGATTTGTTTATCGATGAATTCGTAATCTAATGTTTTTTCTGGTCTATATAATGATATTCTTGGCATGTACATATTTATCGTAACGATAAATACTATTGGAGAAACATTTATGGCCAGTTTACAAACTAAAAAACAAGAAGTATTCGACTATGTATTTGCACTGCTAGGAGGCGGTATGGTAGATGTTGAATTAGATCCAGTGCATTATGAAACTGCATTAGGAAAAGCATTATCAAGATTTAGACAACGTTCAGATAATTCTGTCGAAGAAAGCTATGTATTTTTAGAACTAATAGAAGACCAGAATGATTATATTCTGCCAAACGAGGTTGTAGAAGTCAGACAAGTATATAGACGTAGTATAGGATCTAGAACAGGTCAAGGCGACGGAGGCACACTATTCGAGCCCTTTAATCTTGCGTATACAAATGCGTATTTGTTAAGTACACAAAACATGGGCGGACTTGCAACATATGATATGTTTTCTCAGCGTCAAGAACTAGTAGGAAGAATGTTTGGTAGTTTTATTGAATTTAAATGGAATCCAACCACACACAAATTAACTTTACTACAACGTCCGAGAGCAGAAAACGAAACTATACTTATGGAATGCTACAACTATCGTCCGGATGTGCAATTACTTGAAGACTACTTGGCAAAACAATGGATAAAAGATTATACACTAGCTGTATGTAAATACATGCTGGGTGAAGCTCGTTCTAAATTTGCAACTATCGCAGGACCACAAGGTGGCGGACAGTTAAACGGCGATACACTTAAAGGCGAAGCACAAGCTGAAATGGAAAAGTTAGAAGCAGAAGTGTCAACACAAGTGCCAGGTGGTATGGGATATAGCTTTACAATAGGCTAAAAATTACTTGACAAAATCCAAATAATAATATATAATTGTAACAATAATTAGGGATATCGTATGATTATAGGTATGTGTGGATTAATTGGTACTGGTAAAGATACCGTAGCAGATATTTTAGTAAACAATTACAATTTTGTAAAAGTAAGTTTTGCTGATAAATTAAAAGACGGTGTTGCTACTGTTTTTAGCTGGGACAGAGATATGTTAGAAGGTACAACAGATGAAAGCAGAACATGGAGAGAACAAAAAGATGAATTCTGGAGCAGAGAAACTAATGAGCACATTACCCCTAGGCTGGTCCTTCAAATGTTTGGTACTGATTGTATGCGTAATGGCTTTTATAATGGTATTTGGGTCAGTATAGTAAAACAACAAATTATTAATAATCCTGATAAGCATTTTGTAATACCAGATGTAAGATTTCCTAATGAAGCAAAAATGATTAAAGAAATTAACGGAGAAGTATGGAGAATTTGTAGAGGTCAAGATCCACAATGGTTTACTTCATACGTGACAGATAATATAGTTCCTGATGATGTACACGAAAGTGAATGGCAATGGGCTAAATTAAATTTTGATTGTGTAATACATAATGATGACACAATCGAAGATCTTAAAAATCAGGTATCAAATCACCTTGCTTCCAACGTACACCTATCTTCTGCATAATGCGTTGACAGTTAGCACATATAGTTTTCAAATTATTAGGTGTAGAATTTTGTAAATTACCGTCTATATAAAATACATTAAATTGTTCTTGGTGTTTACTTGAATATCCACATTTTTCACATTTGTCTTTTTTTACATAACCATCTAACTTCCACTGTGGAATTCCTTTGCCGACTGTTCCGTACTTGTTACAGGACTCACATTTTTTCCTATAATATGTTTTACCGTTTTTTCTGTAATTAATTGCGGCTGGTCTTTGTCCGCATAAACATAATGGTCTCATAATGTATTTACCGTACCTTTACCACCCCTTTTTTATAGTATATAACAGCACAATTTAAAATCATTACGATAAATAAGTATAACAGACTTATACCTTTAGGAGAAGAAAAAATGGCATTAACATCACCAGGTGTTCAGGTATCCGTAATAGACGAAAGTTTTTACACCCCATCGGAGCCGGGCACAACCCCAATGATTTTCGTAGCCTCTGCAAGTAACAAAGCAAACGCAGGCGGCACAGGCACAGCACAAGGTACTTTAAAAGCCAACGCTGGTAAGCCTTTCTTATTAACATCACAACGTGATTTAGCAGATACTTTTGGAGATCCAGTATTCCAAATTGATTCTAACAATAACCCAATACACGGTTCAGAATTAAATGAATATGGACTACAGGCTGCTTATTCATTACTTGGTGTAAGCAACAGAGCTTTTGTTGTAAGAGCAGATGTAGATTTAAATGAATTAACAGCAAGTGCAACTGCACCTGCCGCAGATCCAGCAGATGGAACATACTGGTTTGATACAGATGATTCTTTATATGGAATTCAACAATGGAACGGAGAAGGCATAACAACTACAGGCGGTCAGCAATTCACTAATAAAGTTCCAACCGTAATTACAGACTCTACTCAAACAGAAGACGGATCATTAGTAGCAAACGGTTTTGAAGGTAAGAGACCAAAAGACACAGTTGGTGCAATAGGTGACTATGCTGTTGTAGCAACATCAACACTTAATAGAATTTACTATAGAAATAAAGACGGTGTATGGGTATTAGTAGGAAGTGATGCTTGGACAAAAAGTTGGGCTACTGTAAAAGGTTCAAAGTCTAATCCAACTTTTGCAGCTCCACGTAACATTACAATTAACGGTACAACAGTTGCAATTGGTGCAAGCGACACTGTAACAAATGTTGTTTCTACAATCAACGGTTTGCTAATACAGGGTGTTACAGCGGCCGTAGTTGATACAAGACTAGAAATTTATAGTGACGGTTCAGGAAGTGCAAGTCAAGATAGTACACTAGCTGGAGATATTTTAATCGGAGGTGATGCCGATGGTCTTACAGAACTAGGTATTACTGCTGGTACATACTTTCCTCCAGCATTAGCTATTGCACAACATACAAGTGTTCCAGAATGGAAAACCGCAGATACATATTCACGTCCAACAGGAAGTGTTTGGATTAAAACTACAGAACCAAATGCTGGTGCTAAGTTAAATGTTAAAGAATGGAGTGATTCTGCAAAAACATGGAACAAAATTGTATCACCAATGTACGATTCAAACAGTGCAGCTCTTTACAATCTTGATAGAACAGGAGGCGGCGCTAATATAGCTATAGGTTCAATATATGCAAAAACAAATGTTGCAGCAGATTCAAGTCCGCTAGGAACATTTAAATTATATAGACGAAAAAATGTAGGACCTACAACAATTACCTCTGGTAAAATTACAGCAACAACATTTTCTGCAGGTAGTAAAAGAATTACAATTTCATCAACAAAGAAAAATCAACTTGCTTTTGAAAGTGCAGTAGAACTTACATTTGCGGCTACTGGTGCAACAACTGATGCGGCACTGATGGCGGCGGCAATTACAAATATAGGAATGCATGGTGTAAGTGCAGAAGTTAATGCACAGAATAAAGTTGTAATTAAGCACTCAGAAGGCGGAGAAATTAAATTTACAGATACTGACGGCGCATTAACTGCCGCTGGATTTGCTCCATACGTAAGTGCAACAAGTGGCACACCATGCCTATATTATCAGGATGGTACCGATGAAACAACAAGTCCATTGCAAGTACAAGCTACTAACTGGGAAATACTAACTTATACAGCAAGTGCTTCAGCAGTTACAGCTTTAGCTACACAAGGACAACTTTGGTATAGTTCTGTGGTTGACGAAATAGATATTATGATTAATGATGGAAGTAAATGGGTAGGTTACCTTTCACCTACATCACCGTTTTATACAAGTGACTCGGCTGAACAAACAGATCCAGCAGGACCTATTGTAAGTGCTACTAAGCCAGAAAAACAGTCAGACGGATCTCAACTCAAAAACGGAGATATTTGGATTGATACATCAGACTTAGAAAATTATCCAGGCATATACAAATATAATGCAAACTTAACTAACACACCAGCAAGTAACAGATGGGAACTTGTTGATAAATCAGATCAAACTACTGAGTCTGGAATACTGTTTGCAGATGCACGTTTCAACACAAGTGGTGCTAATTCAGATAAACCTGGCGATATTGATGTGCTTCTAGAAAGCGACTTTGTGGATTTTGATTGTCCAGATCCAGCACTATATCCAAAAGGTATGTTGCTTTGGAACTTACGTAGAAGTGGATTCAACGTAAGACGTTTTGAGCGTAACTATATTAACACAGCAGACAACAATATTAGATTTGGATCAGGTGATGGCGAGTCAATGGAAAACTACTATGTGCATCGTTGGGTAACAGAATCAGGCAACCAAGCAGATGGTTCAGGTAGTTTTGGTAGAAAAGCACAGCGTAAAGTAGTTGTACAAGCCTTACAAGCAACAGTGAACAGCAATGATGATATTAGAGATGATGAATCAAGACTGTTTAATGTTATGGCTACACCAGGATACCCAGAACTTATTGGCGAAATGATTAGTCTAAACTTTGATAGAGGATTGACAGCATTTATTGTTGGCGATTCACCAATGAGGCTTACTCCTGATGCAACATCACTAAATGAATGGGCTACAAATGTTAATTTAGCAGTAGAAGATAATGATGACGGACTCACAAGTAGAGACGAATACTTAGGTGTATTTTATCCAAGTGGATTTACAAGTGACAATGCAGGAAATAACGTAGTTGTTCCACCGTCACATATGATGTTACGTACTATTGCACTAAGCGATCAAGTTTCATTTCCATGGTTTGCACCGGCTGGTACAAGACGTGGCGGAATTACAAATGCAAGTGCAACAGGATTTTTGAATGCTGAAGGTGAATTTGTAAGTACAGCCCTAAATGAAGGACAGAGAGATACATTGTACTCAAATGCAGTGAATCCAATCACATTTATTACAGGTGCAGGGCTTGTTAACTTTGGACAAAAAACTCGTGCAAGAGGTGCAAGTGCATTAGATAGAATAAATGTTGCACGTTTGGTTATTTTCCTACGTAGCCAACTTAACAAACTTGCAAAACCTTATATATTTGAGCCAAATGATAAAATCACACGTGATGAAATTAAACAAGCGGCTGAAAGTTTAATGTTAGAACTTGTAAGTCAAAGAGCATTATTTGATTATCTGGTTGTGTGTGATGAATCAAACAATACACCAGCTAGAATAGATAGGAACGAACTGTATTTAGATATTGCTATCGAACCAGTAAAAGCAGTAGAGTTTATTTATATTCCTCTACGTCTTAAAAATACTGGAGAAATAGCAGGACTATAAACTGATAAATAAAAGTAACTTAGGAGCAATAGATGGCGATTTCAACACTATCAAAAATTACAGTACCTTTAGCAAGCGGTGATTCTGCAAGCAATCAAGGTCTGCTAATGCCAAAGCTTCAGTATCGCTTTAGAGTGAGCCTGGAAAACTTTGGTGTTTCAACACCGACAACAGAGCTTACAAAGCAAGTTATAGATGTAACTAGACCAAATGTAAGTTTTGATCAAATGACAATTGATGTTTACAATTCAAGAGTTTATCTTGCAGGTAAACATACTTGGGAACCAATTTCATTAAACTTACGTGAAGATGTAAACAACAACGTCCAAAAACTTGTTGGTGAACAGCTACAGAAGCAATTCGACTTTTTTGAACAGTCTAGTGCTGCTTCTGGATTAGATTATAAGTTTGTTACACGAATAGAAGTATTAGATGGTGGTAATGGCATACATACACCAAACATATTAGAAACTTTCGAAATATATGGATGTTACCTAGAAAGTGCAAATTATAACACACTAAACTATGCTACAAATGAACCAGTTACAGTATCACTCAGCATCAGATACGATAATGCTATCCAGACACCAGCTGATACAGGTATTGGAACAGCAGTAGGTAGAACACTTAACACTGCCGTAACAGGCGGTGGTGCCTAAGACTTTAATCAGTTAGTCCTGCATTTAAAGGAGTCGTTATCGGCTCCTTTTTTATTTTATACGCACTTAATCATAAAGGATAAATATTTGTATGGCAGATAAGTTTTCAGGATTCGCAGATAATTTAATTAACGGTGCACTTAATCCAAAAGGCAACCTAGCTGATTGGCAACATGCAAGCAGACTATTTGTGTCTGATGCTATGCGGTTAGCACCTAAGTCAAAATTTCTTTATCATGTAAATTTTAATGTTAATTCAACAGCAGGTAGTATACTACCTGACTTTACAAGAAAGCATGTTAATGAAGTAGGAATGCTTGTAAAACGTGCTGACTTACCTAAGTTCAGTGCCGCTATTGTTACAAAAAATAAGTATAATCGTAAAAAAAATATACAAACTAATATTCAGTATGAACCTATTACAATATCATTTCATGATGATAATTTAGGTATAACTAGTGTTCTTTTAGAAGCATACTATAGATACTATTTTGCTGATGGTAATCAAGGGTGGGATAGAGGCAGAGCAGCCTATAAGCGTGGAAATTCTGATGCAACTTACAAAGGCAGTCAAGATAACGGTTGGAAGTTTGGCTTAGATAATAATAATCCAGGATTTCCTTTCTTTGATGATATTACAATAACACAATTTGCACGTAAAAAGTTTACAAGTTTTACAATAGTTAATCCTATTATTACAAACTGGCAACATGACTCACTGGATAACAGTGATGGTGCTGGTATGATGGAAAACACAATTACCCTAGCATATGAAGCAGTATTTTACAACAGAGATAATGTTGCTTATGACAATCCAAAAGGATTTGGAGATACTGCACATTATGATAGGACTCCAAGTCCAATATCACCATTAGGCGGAAGTGCTGGTGGGTTAGGTACAGCAATAGGCACAGCAATTAGTTTGGCACAATACATAGCAGGTGGACAAAACTTTAATAACCCTCTTGAAGCTATATTAGCTGGTGCTAATTTACTTGGAAATATAAGAAGTTTATCTAAAGAAGGATTACGTCAAGAAGGATTTAGTATACTTAAGAATGCTATTGGGCAAGCGGCAGGTATAGATGTAAGTGGAGTGTCTGGAGCATTCTTTCCTAAGAGTGGAGGTAGTGGTAGTTTAACTACAGCCGCAGCCGCTGTAGGTTTAGGACTTGCAGCTTCTAATGCTATATCAAGATCACGAACAGCTAATACAAAAGCATTTCAACGTGCAGGAGGCGATTTGAAAAATGCACTGTCTACTGGACAACAAAATTTATTTGGAGGTACATAAGTGGCATACAGTACATCATCCACAGCTTCTGCATCAGCATCCTCAACAGGTACTACTACTGGATCTGCAGTTAATAAATCTGCAAATGGATTGACATCTGATCAAAAAGTAAATAAAGTATTTGATCAATATTTTACCGGCAGTCAAAATTTTCCAAGTAATGAAGTTGATGCAGTTGTAGGTTTTTTTGAAAATAGAGGATTTGAAAAAACTGCCGCAAT